TGTCAAAGTGCGCACCGCCAGCAATGCCTATGATGACTGGATGTCGGAGGTAACGCCGCCATTGGTTGAGGCGATGAATATGCTCACCAGTCGTGATCATGAGGCGGTTGTTTTTGCCGGACCTGCCCGGAGTGGTAAAACGCAGGCATTGGTGGGTTGTTTTTCAGCCTATATGATTAAATGCAGCCCGGCTGACATGATGATTGTGCAAATGTCGCAAGAAAAGGCCCGCGACTACTCAAAGTTGAATATCAACCGGATGATCCGCAATAGCCCTGAGCTGTTGGAGGAGTTAAGTACCAGTCGCCAGGATGACAATACATATGATAAATGGTTTAAGTCAGGCGCGGCTTTGAGGCTGGCTTGGCCGACTATCAATCAGTTGTCAGGCAACGATTTTAGATTTGTTGCACTGACAGATTATGACCGGATGCCCCAGGATATTGACAAAGAGGGCAGCCCATTCAAATTGGCAAAAAAACGCACCCAGACATTTTTGTCGCGTGGGATGACTGTGGCGGAATCATCGCCTGGGTTTGAGGTAACAGACCCAAATTGGAAGCCTGGCACGCCACACGAAGCACCACCGACCAAGGGCATATTGGGTCTATTTAATCTCGGAGATCGCCGCCGACTATATTGGCGGTGTCCACACTGCCTCGAATACTACATGCAGCTCCCTGGCATCGAGGGGTTTGTGTTTAACCACAACCGTGATCTATTTGGCGTAACAGACACAGAAATTGCAGGTGATGTGCAGGTTATTTGCACATCATGTGGCTCATCAATTGATGAGTCTCACAAACTCAGTATGACCGCCAACAGCGTATGGGTGCCAGAGGGTTGCAAAATTGAGCGAGAGGGCGGTGAGTACGGTGTTGTTGGAGATGCGAGACAGAGCAAAATAGCCTCATTTTGGCAACCTGGAGCCAGTGCCGCCTATCAAACATGGCGCTCCATCGTCCAGGAGTATCTAAACGGCATGCGCCTATATGATATCTCTGGTGATGAGGATACGCTCAGGGCGACCACCAATGTTGATCAGGGGTCGCCATATCTGCGCCAGAACTTAGCAGAGTCAGTCGATAGCAATGACTACAAATCAAGAGCAGAGCCATATGAGCGTTACACCGTGCCGATTGGTGTGCGGTGTATTGTAGCTACTGTTGATGTTCAGGGTGGTAAAGCCGCCTGTTATGTCGTGCAGGTGCATGGCGTTGGCATCAGAAATGAAAAATGGGTGATTGATCGATACACCATAACCAAATCATCCCGAAAGGACGATGGTGGCAATGAGTTGCCGATCAGTCCGGCGGCCCATATAGAGGACTGGGCAGAGCTGACTAAAAAATTGGTCAATGCCACCTACAAATTGCCAGATGGACGTGAAATGCGGGTGGCGCATACTCTGGTTGACTCAGGTGGTGAGGCGGGTGTAACTGAGCGTGCCTATGAGTGGTGGCGACAGCTACGCAAATATAGCATTAGTGATCGAGTAACCCTGATTAAGGGCGATGGTCAAGTGTCTCAAAAAACAAAATTAGGGTATCCAGACAGTTCAGGGCGCAAAGATCGCCACTCGGGGGCGATAGGTGATGTACCTGTGTTGTTTATTAATGGTGATAAGATTAAAGACGCTATTTCTAATGATTTGGCGCGGCTAGTGTCTGGGCCTGGATACATCCATTTTCCATGTTGGCTGGATCAATGGTTTTATGATGAGCTAACAGCAGAGCAGAGAGGGGATGATGGTAAGTGGACAAAGGTTTCAAATAGGAATGAGTCTCTTGATCTGTTTGTTTATTTTTACGCCTATCTATTTCACCAGCGGGTGGAGCGCGAAAATTGGGAAAATCCACGCCCATGGCTCAAGTGTTGGGATGAAAACCCCAACGTAATGACGGCAGAGCAACGTCGTGCATTGCAAACACCCACACAGCCCATAGCCCGCCAAAGAGGGCGCAGACAACGGTTTAAATTTAACTAATGGCATTTACTCAATCAGATTTAGTGGCGGTCGATGAAGCGATTGCCACCGGCGTACTAAAAATCCAAAAATCCGATGGTAGCAGCATGGAGTATCGCTCTATTAGAGAGCTGAAAGCTGCCAGACTGATGATCGAGCAGGCGTTAGCCCTTGCGGACGGCAAAGCTCGTCGCCGTGCTGTAGTCACCCACTATAATCAGGGGCTGTAATGATACGACAGTTTATGAGGCGCGCCGGTGCGGCCATATTGCGGGCAGGCACAACGCCGCAAATGAACAGCAGCTACCACGCCGCCTCTCAGGCTCGGCGGATGAGTGGCTGGTATGCTCCAGGCACTGGGCCAAATGCGGCAATGAATGCCAATGTCGCCACGCTGCGCAATCGCAGTAGAGCGGAACAGCGCAACAACCCGTGGGCCGCTCGGGCGCTATCGTCACTCATGGCCAATGAGATCGGCACTGGTATCACCCCGCACTCCCGCGCAGAAAATAAAGATTTACGCTCTGGATTGGATGAATTGTGGCGTGGGTTTGTACCAGAGATCGACCCAGAGGGTATTTTAGATGCCTACGGCCAGCAGGGCCTTGCGGCGATGAATCGCCGCATGTCTGGTGATGTATTTCTGCGGCGTAGGCGGCGTAGTCTCGCGGAGGGTTTTACAGTGCCCATGCAAGTGCAGATTTTAGAGTCAGAGTTTGTACCAGAGACCCTGCACAAAAAATTGCCTAACGGTAACCGCATCTATGCCGGTATCGAGTTCAATCGGCGCGGGCAGCGTGTAGCCTACATGATGCACCGAGAGCATCCTGGTGATCCGCATGCCGACTTTGATTTTGGCAAACTCTTACGCATCCCCGCCGCCGATGTCATCCACCATTTCAGGCCAGTTAGGCCTGGTCAGGTGCGGGGTATCCCTGGTTGTGTGCAGGGCCTAGTAAAAGCCAAAGGTTATGACAAATATGACGATGCAGAGCTGCGCAGAAAAGAGCAGCGGGCACCCTATACAGGATTTCTTTATCGTGAGCCGTATGAGCAGGATTATAAATTCGACCCGATAACCGGTGCGCCCATCAAAAATGAACTAGGGGAAAATGGTGAGCCACCCTCTGTTGATGTAGAGGGTGGTGTAATTCTCACGGGCGAGATTGGCGAAAAGCTCCAGTTATTTGATGGAGACAACACAGGTCAGGGCTATGCTGATTACCAATGGATGCAAAAAATGGCCATTGCCGCCGGTTTTGATGTCCCCTATGAGCTAATGAGTGGCGACTGGTCCAGGGTCAATGATCGGCTGGTACGTGCCATCCTCAATGAGTTTCACCGCCAACTACAGATGGACATTGAAAACCTAGATGTACATCAAGTCTGCAATGGCGTTCGGCGCTGGTTTATCGAGGCGGTTGTTATCGCGGGATATGACCTACCAAGCTATGCCGATAACTACGCCGATTGGCACAAAGTAGAGTGGCGACCACAGGCGTGGCCCTATGTGCATCCATTGCAGGATGTGCAGGCAAAAATTAAGAAAATAGATGCAGGGCTGAGCAGTCGTCAATCAGAGATTGGCAAAGATGGCACTCAATCGGCTGAAGAGATCGACCGCCAAAATGCAGAAGATGAAAAGCGCATCATTGATGAGCGCAAAAATGCCGGTTTAGGTGCTATTACCGAATAGCGCCTAACCCAACAAATTACACAACTAACCCCGCCCCTCGGCGGGTTTTTTATTTCTGGAGATTAAAATGCCACAACCTTGGTTTCTGATGAAGGGGGCGGAGGGTGATAAGCCACCGGTGATTGATATCCTCGGCCCCATTGGTGACGACTTTTGGGATGACTCCGCAGTCAGCGCCAAAGAGTTCAACGATGGGCTTAAAGCCTTTGGTAATCCGTCTGATGTTGATGTCAATCTCAATAGTCCTGGCGGTTCTTATTTTCAGGGTGTGGCCATTGCCAACATCATGAAAAACCATCCGGCCAAATTCACCACTCGCATTATCGGCGAGGCCTCTTCAGCCGCCTCTGTGATATTTGCGGCGGGTGATCGCCGGATTGCCATGAAAGGCACGCTCTCACTG